AGTTTGATCTCCACCGCCAGAACCAACAAAACTTCCTTTACCATCTGTAGACAAATAGCCTTCTGTGATATTTTTTTGAACTAATAAATTCCTTCCCCCAATCTCCAGTCCATTGAAATCATCCTTAGTCACATAAGTTTGACCAACAGTCGTTTTAAATCCATTCATTGTCTGCTTAAAATCACTGTACTCATTCTTAAAACTTGTGAAGTTCTCACCGCCCTCACCAATTACGCTCGTGACCTTACTGACTTTCGTACTAATACCATCAATATTAGTCGTGTTTTCCACCAACTGATTTGTAATGTGAGACTGTCTAGCAACAGGAGTACCGTAGTAACAGTTCATGAGTTGACATTCTGGCAGAGCAGATAGAGTAGTGCCTAATTTAAATCCTTCTGTAGAAGCGCCTTCATTTACAACAACCTCAATGCAATTCCATCCCTTTACGAAGTCTAACGTCAAAGATTCACCAGTTTGACTATAAGCATCACTACCACCGATTAATTTACCATTCAAATAAATATGTGCTCCATCATCATGTGCAAATGTGATCGCAACACTTTTAGCGGCAGAAAATTTTGCAAATGTAAGAGCATAGCCAATATAATTGTTGTCATAATTCCAAGCAATACTTAAATCCATATCATTAATCAAAACACTCTGACTAGGCGTAAGATTTGTATTCTTAGCAAATACATCCATTGTACTCTTGCCTTGGTATTCACTTGTAAACAAACTCTTAGGATAAATCTCATATCTCCACTTATTAAGCCCTTCATTCGCTTTGCTAATATCACCTTTGACCAAGTTCAAATCTTGCTCATAAGTAGTTTTTTCCACTCTTTGTTCAATGGCTTGCCTGTTGTTATCCACCTTTAAACTCACGTCAGATATTTCTGATTTTGTAGATAAAATCGCTGTTTGAACATCTTCTGGAGCAGGCGTCCAACCAGTAGGAGAAGAGCCTTTTTCAAGTTTAATATCCCACAAATGAATAGTATAAGCATCAGTTCCGTTCGAATATTGATTAACTCTTAATTTATATTTAGCTGTAACAGTTGGTGTAAATACAGCATATCCTTGTCGCATATCAAAACAGTTATTCGTTTTATCACTACATAACCATAGCGTCACCAGTTTTTTAGATGGATCTTGTCCATTTATGTCATGATTAGCAGCCCAATTTCCATCAGTCTTTGCTTGTAGTACATATTTTTTGCCAGCTTCAAGTTCGATAGAGGTAATAATATTTTGATACATAGTCCACCCATCTGCTCTTGAATCCGTCTTTTCAAAAGGCGTGTCTTTGGTATAAGACGAAACCCCAGTCAGCAAATTCCTACCATCACCAATATCACTCACGTCATAAATCTTAGCAATACTACAAGTATCATAAAAGCTACTATCACTAGCCACAGCTCTGAAAGTAATCATAGTTACAGCATCACTGTATAAACTACTATCTTTGCTAACAGTCAACACATTATTACTGACCGTCAAGCCTTTCTGTCCACTCACAACATCAGCGAAGCTAACTCCACCATCAATAGAATACTGCCATTTACCAAAGCTGATTTCTCCTTGAATAGTAGGTTTGATTGTAATTGTGTTTGGTGCGAATGTCTTTCCGCCATCTGTAGACTTGAAGTATTGAGATGAAGGTGTGATAGAGAGGTTTTTGGCATTTTGACCCTTATCCCCATATACACCAATAACTTTAGGTGTGCTGATAGGTTCACTTGTACCATCACTATACTTAGTCTGATAACAGTTCCATAAATACTTTTTATCAGCAGTGAGTTTTTGAGTTGTAATGTCTGTACTCCAACCAGAAGTAGAAGAAGTTACTCCAGAGGCTTGAGATGCTGCTAAGTAGTATTGAACTGTTTCTGCAACTCCACGCCCTTCGATATCTGATTGAGATGGACTCCAAGGAGTGTCGATATCTCCTTCAACTAGTTTGAGATTTTTGATGATAGAATAACCTACTTTACTTAAAGCATTTCTGCCTAGATATAGAATTTCGTTTGTAGGTGTTGTTTTTAAATCGTTCGTAGTTAAAACTACTGAGATGTGTTGCCACGTTTCATTCCCAATTATATTGTTTACAACGACAGTATTAGTACAAAAATTACTTACATCTCCTTTACATATAGAGTGACTTATAGCTCCTGATCTGTTTGCTTTAATATCGTAACTTAATGTATATTTTGTAGATGGTTTCAGTTGTTTCAACATCTTAATATCTTTAAACAAAACATAAGACCAATTTGATGTAGATATACCCTCAGTACAAATTAGTTTTACAGCATTGATATTATCTTCTGTAATGAAATCTTCAACAGAATATTTTCCGCCAGAAGACTCTGTTCCCCAATGTTTTTTACCACAATTTGTTTCACTTAACATATTCCAAGCAAAACTATTCCCATCATTACCCTGAACACCTTGGGGTCCTTGTTTCCCACAACTCCAGGAAAACTGTTTCTTAACAGTCTGCCCATCAAGCGTAATAGGAATCTCGATTACTCCCGTATCGGCACCGATAGTAGTACCAGCACTCACACTAAATGTAACTCTTTTACTGCTCTTACTGACAGTAATCCCACTGCCAGAAGTAATATTTCCAATTGTGTAATCAGTCCGCTCCTGACTACCACGAATAACAATAATGTCTGTATAGTAACTTTGTGCGGAAGTTACTTTTCTATTTGAATCTGTAGCGAATTGCTGTGCTTCGTTTGTTAACATGACTGTGAAAGGTTCTGTCACGTTGGCAACAGTAATCTCACCATAGCCTAAAGTTTTACCCATTCAAATATTTCCTCCTTAACGATAATTGGGCGTACATTAAAAAAAGACAATAATGTACGCCCTGACAATTATTGCCTATTCACTATCGTCAACGACTTCACAGCCGAAAATCATTTTCCCATTTACAACAGATGAATCTAAGAAAATTGCTTTTCCAGATGCATAATTAGAAGCTGTGTCTAATTCAACCCCTTTTTTATCTCTTCGAGTCCAATTGTAAGTATATTTTGGAAGATCGTTGCCAGTAGCTGCTGACCAAGCCGTTCCATTATATTTCATTAAAGTAACTGTTTTAGCAGAAGCATCTACCTTATAATAAAAATCCCCACTCGCAGGCTTTGCAGGAGCAGAAGTAGAGAATGTTGTAGATTTCAATGTATCAATTTCTTTTCCGTTTCTTGTAACGATTACATATAAAGCACCTGCACCCTGTCCGTTAATCAACTGATCTCCTAAAGAACTCAATACATTAATTGAACATGGATCACTCTGGTCAATAACACTAACATACGCAGAATATGTTTTACCGCCATAAACGGCATTACATCTGAACGAAGCAACAGAATCTACCATGCTAGGCGTTACTGTTAAATTCGCAGACGTAGCACTTGCGATATTCTGATAAGCTCCGCTAACATATTTACTCCATTGATATGTAATTCCAGAAGTGACAGTAGTTGTACCATTTGTTAATGTCGTTTGTAGTAAAACGGTGTTACTGTCATTAATGATATGGCTTCCATTAGGAGCATAAGCCTGAAACAATACAGCATTTACACCATTCGTAGCTTTCGTATTTTTACTCCAATTAAATTTGTGCGTAGATGTTAATCCTGCTGCAACTATAGAAATAGTAATATCTCCACTCATGGCACTTGCTAAAGAAGCTCCATTCGCAACAGCTAAGATAATTGACCCTTCGGCAGAAGCAGTAGCATCTGTATTGGATTTTACAGTTATTCCACTTGGTAATGTCCCTACAGTAGCCTTACCTGCGATTCTTGTTGTCCCTTTATAACAAGAATATGGAATTGTAATGTCCTTAGCGGTACTAGCAGTTCCATTAGAATTACAAGGAATTACTTCGCTATAATTTCCAAGAACTGTACTTACAGCAGAAGTACCGTTTTTACCATCCTCACCATTCTTACCATCCGCAATAATTGTTACGGTCTGAGTATCCAATAATGTAGTTGTACCACCAGAAGCATATAATTCTGCTTTGATTGTCTTAATACTCGTACTAGAAGGTGTATAGTCAACACTGGTCTGATCAGAACTTGATGTGTATTTCACTGTATATGTATTTCCATCTGTGCTTTCAGAAATCTTAAATCTTCCAGAATAAGCTGTAGCAGCTGTAGTATTTCCAATTCTCTTATAGGCACTGAACTTAGCCTTTGCTGGACTAAGCACATTAGAAGCATTTAGTTTAAGAACATTACTTTCAGCTGTTACCTGATAAATAGTTGCATCACTACCAGATCTGTCTTTATTTAAAGAAAATCTTTTTGTAATATTCGCCTGACCTGATTTAGTACATACAAATTCAACATAACCAGAATCAACAGTAATTCCTGTAACAGTATATTTTCTTGTGTCTCCATCCCATGCACCTGTGATACCATTGCTTGGAGTAGCTTCGATAGTCCAGTTTGCTGAGTCATCAACTCCACCTTTGTAGATAGTAATTGTAGTATCAGCACCTGTGAGAGATGAACTATATAATCCACCATTGGCGTTACAAGGCACAGACTGTGTATCATTACTTAATACACAACTATAAACATCCTTACCTGCCGCTCCGTCCCTTAACTTAACAATCTGATGAATATCATAAACATTATCATCATTTGTAAGTAATTTAATAACTGCCACATCATTTACAAACACTGCATCATTGTGATTTACAGTAAGAGTAGTAGTTGTGCCAGCGCTAGGGTAGGCAGCGAATGTTCCATCAGATTTCTTATACTGCCACTGTTTTACAGAAGTATTTGTTAACACAGCAGTTAATGTAATAGAAGAAGCAGAAGTAATTGCTCCATCTCCATTGTATTTAAATGTTGTATCTCCAGTAATGCTACAGTCGGATAATTCAGTAGCTTGTTTCACCAGAGTAAAGGACATCTGACATCTTGTTTCTGCTTTAATTTGTGTATCTGGATCAGTATAAACGATACTACAAATATAAGTGATCATTTCTGAACTATTCGGCACTAACATACTTTTGCTAACACTTAACACTCCACTAGATACACTTTCTCCTGTGACAATATTTGTAGATGCTGCTGATCCAACCTTTCTCTGCCAAGTAATGCTTAGCCCAGTCTGAGTTAATGACACCTGTTTATTATCAATAAAAATGACTGGCGTAAGTACCAATTTACTTGCTGACCAGTCAGGATTATATTTTGTAGTTGTATTGGGATCGTATGATACAAAATTTGGTTGGTTCGATGTCACATATGCTTGTATCTGCTTCCCATCTGTTAGGTCTGTAATTGTAATCTCGCCATAGGCAAGCACTTTTCCCATATAATTTTCCTCCTTAATTTAAAGTAGTTGCCAATGTTTCTCCATCAACAACAAAAGAGCAACCAAAAGTCGCTCCATTCATAATATCTTGTCTATTTACAACAACACTTTTCATACCAGAGTGCTGTTCATTCCAATAAGTATCTCCATCTAAATCAGATGATTTTCTACACCATTCAAAGTGATTTTCTGACCATTCGCTTGTTACATCTGTACCATTTTTTGTTAATGTGATACTCAATGTAGATGTTCCGTCCACACCAAGCCTTGCTCCTGTAGAAGAAGTAAGAATGATATTATAACCCATCTCATTCATTTGAGAATCAAAATCATCCAATGTACTATTTACGCTTTCCTTAAATGTCGTGTACTCAACGCCCCATAAACCGCCTTTACCATCATAAATCTGTGTAATATCAACTCCGCCTTGTGCGTTCGCTTCAACGATAGGAAAGTTCAGCTTATCCTTAGATATAGATTTATCTCCAAGCATATTATTCACGATCAATCCATCAGCAATCGCATCCTTAGTGATACCTTGGCTTGTCATAACTGTTACGCCTTTATTGTCTTTGATGATAATGCTTGGATTCTTGTTCGTATCATAACCGATCTGGATTCCAACATTTCCTTCAGTGTCTAAGAACTGCATGGCAGAGCCATTCATGATAAAGTTGCCGTTCTCAGATAGGATACGCATTGTATCAGAGATTGTAATGTCGCCTGCGGCTAAGTCTCCAATTGTCATTTTTCCTGCAATACCATTAATGATCCATGCAGAGTCAAACTTTGCATTTGCTGAGGAAAGGTTGAATACGATACCTGTTTCTGTAGAGGAAGTGCCAATGATTGCAGAATTAATATTGGCAACGTCTGTATTTAACTTTTTAATATCAGCCGAATTAGCAGCAATATATTCTGAGTTAATATATTTGCTAAATAACTCATTAAACTCAGCCTTGTCACCTGTGATGTTCCCGACATTAATTACTTTATAATTCAGATAATCTCCAAACAGTTTGTTAATTGTTCCTTGATCGCTTAATATATTTTGCACACTATTATTCACTGCATTTCCAAACAAAGAACTGTTCGTCATTCTCTGAAGCATATTAGTCATATACTCAACAGAATCTTTGGAGTCGCCTGTTCCGACAGAAATACTATTTTTCTGCGAAGCAGCAGTATCGTCAAATAGATAAGAAAAATCATCCCTACCTGTTAGACTTGTGATCATGTTAGTATATGTCACACTAATTTCCGAACTTTTTGTGCAAGGATTATATGTAATTGTCAGTAATCTTAACTTAACTGCATAGTCATCACGTACGCCAATTCGAATAAAGTTACCGACCGTAAACTGATTATGCCAACCTTGTTTATTATCTGAGTTTACGTCTGCATATTCATTTAATGAAAGAATGTTATCGAGAGAAGTTTCAATCTGATATTGTGGTTGAGAAGTTTCAGAGATACGTTTTAATCCATCTTGATATAATTCTTCGCAATGCTCGTAAGATGTGATTGCGTCATCAAGAGAAGTAGTAAAGATATTATTGTTCGTATAATCTCCCATACGAACAATGTTCATGACAGCAGTATATTCTTTATCTGTCAATCCAAATTGCGGATCATTGAGTTCAGAATGAGTATTCATATCTGTCATTACATCGTCATATGGTTTCTTCTGAGTTTCAAGTTCGTCGACCTGTGCATTTAACTCTTTTAATTTATGTAAAAGTGAACCTTCTGTATTTTCATCTCCAAGCCAATTTTTGTACTTAATAAAATTCTTATGGAATACATTATAGGTTTTTTCATCCTTTACGCCAGCCTTACTGATTTCTTCATCAGTAAGTTGATTCCATTCTTTTTGATAGGCAGCGAGAATGTCCATAATCTGTTTCTTGTATTCGTCACGTTTACCTTCAAGTTCTTTAATTCCATATAAATCCCAGTTTGATTCAAATTCATCATTATAATCAATCTTCTTATCATCAGATAAATGTAAGTTTTGAATTGCTACCTTAATATTCGGAATAATATAATCTCTTAATTCTTGATATGTATAATATCCTTTATTGCTTTCTTTTAACAAAGCAAGATATTTCTCGTGATCAACTTCGCCAGAAGAAGTAGTCCAAGGTTTATAGACACGATTCTGAATGTCATCTGGTTTATCCCATTTTGTATAATTTCCGTTTGAATCTTTTTCATGATCATCTCTTGTATCTACACTGACTTGGATTGTAGTAAGCATCTGCTCATACATTTTTAGAGTTTTCTCAAGAGTTTCTTGATCCATTGTTTTATATTGAGCAATCTGAATACCATCATTTGGTACACGATAGTAAATTTCATCTATCTTTGCCTGATATTCCGCAGACTTCTTTCCGTTCTCAATATATTTAGCATGGTTATCAATTTGCCACTTTTGCCATATTTTGACCTTATCAATAGTTTCTTGATGAAAGTAGTTTGTAGTCAAATAGTAGTCAAGATTATAAATATAACTTCGACCATAATTGACTCTCGTAATATCTAACTCTTCGTCGCCTTGAATTGTCAGAGCATTATACATTGTATCTGCTTGCGGAGTCATTTTGAGCATATTAAGTGCATTACGCCATCCAATGAAGATATTCGTGTCTTTTCCTATGTTTTCTTTGGCATAGGCACTTACCGTTCTATTGATTGTATCGAAATAAAATACGCATTTTACAACATTGGCAACAGTCGTATTAAGGAACGCATAGGCATTGGTATTATCTGCCTCAAACGAATATTTTTCGTTCTTTATTGCAGGATCGATGTAACCGACACTCCATCCTGGTACTCTGTCTAATACTAAATGCATCAATGATAATTCATGGTTCCTATCGTTGCAAAACGTGATGTATTCTTTCGCATAACCCATATCGTCTACGTTATTTGTAGCCAACATTTCCATAGAGTCTGTTGTACCTTTGTTAAAAGACAAACCTTTCATATCTTTATCTTCAAAAGTTTTCTCATCAGAATACGCTTCACATGCCTTGTATTCATATCTACCATTATCATTTTGCAGAGAAGGTTCTTGAAGCTGAAAATAGTCAAGTCCTTCAAGATAAATCGTCATATGATCTTTTAGTTTCTCATAACCAGCAGATTCAACGTATTCACCATCAATATCTATATATCTGTCTACATTAAATGTAAGATGGTTAAAATCTTTTAATTGCTGTTCATATTCAACGCTTTTAATCTGTACTCCATTTAAAGCGCAAATAACAGTTCTGTCAGGACGACATAAATAAATTTTTGCATTGTGTTTAATCATAACAGATCACCGATCCGTTTCTGTGGCACATCAAACTCAATTTTATAAGTACACGCACCTGTAATACTTACAACATTGTATCCATCATGAAGTTTAAGCCATGAAATATTTCCAACATCAGCCCATCCAATATCTTCAAAATTAGTTAGTCCCGTTACTGTACCATCTGTCACCATGCAATGCTTACAATCAATACACACTGGTAAAGTAGGTCTGCACAGTACCGACATAGAGTTTTCATCACGCACTTCGATTGTTACCGTTTGACTTGTTTGGGAAGTGATCGTTACCTTTGGATAAATCTCATACTCCGTATCGTCACTATCTACAAAAATGTTTGTTGAGAATTTATTACTTGTTGCAACTTCGCCAGAAATCTCATAGTGTTTCCATATAAATGGGGTGTCACAAACGAAACTGCATTGAACCGCATCAAGCTGACCAAGTTTGCATGTGATCATTTTCCATCCGATGTTCTGGAAGATCCCCTTGTAAATTACAGTTTCTTTATCATCTGCAATTCCTGTCAATGGTTTTACAAGAGTAGGAGAAGTCAGCCACTTATTGATTTTTCTCTGCTCTGAATTTGTGAACCCATGTCCGTTTTCTTTTACGAGGTAAAATTCATATGTGCTCTCATCAGAATACATTGCACCATAATGATTTGTCTCCTGACGTAACATTGTTTTTTCACCTTTAACAATCTCTCGTGAAAATCCTGTGATGTCATTTGTCACATCAAACTGCACGACCATCAGTGGCGTATCTAAGATTGTTTTTGTAGATTGTCCATTATATTCAAATGACAACATATATGTATCTCCTTTCTGTATAAATTTTTGCACAAAAAATAACAGGCAGGAGTGCGTATTTCTACGCACTGCTCAACCTATTTCTTCCTTATTATATAAGGTTTAAACTGGACGTTTGCGACCAAGTGTTTTTGCAACATCACGAGCAACTTGCTGAGAAGTATACTTATATGATTCTTTAATGATTCTTTGTAATTCTTCATCAGATACTCCGTTAGGAATATTAAGATTTCCAATAGCTTCACCAAAGTTAATTGCAATTTCCGTTGTTCCAATTCCATCCATAGTCATTCCGTTCAGTGTATGTCCATTTGCTAAGGCATTTAATACCTTATCTTGTCTTACTTTGTTTGCCAGATTAACAACATCGACAGTAGCAACTTCCTCACCTACTGCGAGAGAAGCGAGACCATCATCTCCGTTCTTATGCACAGATTTAACTAATCCACCTTGTGCGTAGCCTGTGACCTTGCTATCTGTCAGTCCAAGATCGCTTGGTTTGACACCATAATGTCCCAAGATTGTAGTAATCGTACTATCAATTTTTGCACCCTCTGAACTGATTGTTCCAGATAAAGAAGTAAACGTCTCTTCAATTTTATCAACAGAAGAAGATAACTCCTTACAGTATTTCTCATAATCGTCATTCAGCTGTGTGCTTAACTTATCAAGTCCGTCAATCTGAAGATTATAAATATGATCTTTTACTGTATCATCAAGTGCATCTTGCTTTTCTTGGAGTTCTGCTTCAAGACGTGCTTTCTTCGCCTTACTGGCTGCATCGCTCACCCCGTTAAGTGCATTGATCTGTGATTTTAGTATCTGAATATCCTTGTTAGAGGATTTTAATTGCTTGTCATATGTATAGTAGTCATGAGAAGTTTTTATAGCTTCTTTATAAGCATCTATAGTTTTGTTAATCGCATCTAATTTCTGCTTTGCGTTATTCTTCAGAATAGTTGTCACACTATCTTCGGCAGACTTAATGCTCTTAACGGCGTCCGCAATATCTTGATCACTCTTTTGAATTGCGTCAGCCCATTCTGTGTCAGAATATTCATCACGATGCTCAGCCATTTTGGCACGTTCTTGCATTAATTGATTCAATTCTTCTTTTTCAGATTTGACATTAGCAATATTTGTTGCAATAGCAGCAGTACCATAATCAGTCAGATTTCCGTCATCATCAAACATTGCATCTTCATCAATCAGAGAAGATATCGTTGTAAGTGAATTTTGTAAATTCTGAGCCGCTTTAATAGCACGTTCAAAGCCACGATAATAAATATCGTCACGCATACTATTTTTAAGTTCTTCGTTAGAAGTTCTTAAATCATCTGCGCTACCTTTACAAGCGTTGATTTCGTTTTGCATCTGCATCCATTCTTGAGAACCATATTTAATAGAACCATCGTTCAGTTTATTGTTCAGATTCTCTTGCATTTTTGCAGCTTCTTCATCGATGATCTGTGCTTGTCTTTCATTGGCATCGATCTGATTCTGGTAATCAGCACTATCAAGGTCTTGACCTTTTGCTTGTTTCAACTTGGCAGCAGAAGAAGCATTGCTACTATTTGTGGCTTCCATATTAGCTTTCGCATCATAATATGCTTTAATATTAGCCTGAGATTGTACAGCAGCATTTGTCTGTTCAGCAGCCCAATCCGCAGCAGCATCATTCGCATTTTTATTTGCAGTTGCTAAAGCATTTGTAGCATCTGCTTCATTTTGTTTAGCTTGCGCCAATTTATTAGAAGCGTCTTTTGCTTTTTTGACTTGTACATTATATGCCTTGAGCTGTTTTAATAAAGTCTTATCTTTGATTCCTTTTAAAGAAACCTCTTTTCCAGACTTGATTGCGTTTTTCTGAGAATTAGATAATTTCTTAGCCCGTTTGGTCTTAAGAATATTATTACCCTTGGTCTTAACTGCACTATCAGCTTTATTCTTATTAGCTTGTGCATTTTCACGTTCTTTCTGATATTTAGCTTGGTTCTTACTAGCTTCTCTTACAGCAGTCTGACTATTTTCATACTGTTTCTTCTTATTTTTGACTTGACTGTCCAACACATCATTCTGATATGTGTAAGCAGGTTGACCTGCATAATTACTTGCAATTGCTTGAGAATCTTGCACATTTTTCAGATATACCTGTGCATCATATAACGCACTGTTAGCATTTGATAGATTTGCACTTGTCTTAGCAGCAGAAGATTTTGCAGACTTTGTACTCTTAACCGCTTTATTATAAGCAGTAGCTTTTTTCTTTGCAGACCCTTTGAGTCCCTTAGTAGAGATCGTCTTACCTGCTTTAATGTTCTTGTTAAGAGACGCTTTCTTTTTTTTAGATAATCCAGACTTATTGACCGCTTTTTTAGCAGATTTCGCCTTAGATTTCTGACTCTTTGTCGCTTTTGAAACCTTCTTTTGTGCTGTTTTGTTAGCAGAAGAGGCACGACTCTGAGTAGATTTTGCAGAAGAAACATTAGATTGTGCTTCGGATAACTGATCGTTTGACGTTTGAACTAATCTTGCAACACCAGACTCTCCCGTAGATGCAGCAGAAGAACGATTAGATAATGTATCATATGAGTTTTGTAGGTTTTCAATTGCTTTCTGTGCCTTTTCAGTAGGCATATTCAACCATTGATTGAATAAATCACGCTGAGTATTCTTTAACTGTTGAGCAGCAGAATTAGCTTGAAGGTACTTCTCATATAAATTCTGATAGGACTCCACAGCAGAACGCATGTTATCATTCTTGATAGTATTGATATTCATACTACCGTTACGCACACGTTCAAAGTATGTCCGTAATCGTTTCTGATTCTTTTTCTTAGAACTGTTCTTTGTCTTAGGCACTGTCTTAATTGCCTTACTTGCAAATGAACTTGCTTCAGATTTATATTTCTTAGCTGCTTTCTGATTTACAGAAACTTCCTTGCCAGCTGATTTATATTGATTCCAAAGCGCACTTTGTTTAGCTTCTGGTTTCACATAATCATTGATCATATTAGCAAATTTTTCTGTAGCAGTTGCAGCTCGATCAATAGCGATTGCAATGAAGTCAAATTGTTTACCCATATTGTCAAGCAATGTGGCAAATTTTGACTTTTTCTTTGTACTCTTATCTGTAGCTTTGCTTTCTTTCTTTTTAGAATCCGTGTTCTTTTTTGTTGCTTCCGTATTCTTTTTAGTGGATTCTGTATGCTTTTTGGTAGAAGAAGAACCTGATGAATGTTTTTTATATCCAGAAGCAGCGCCACCTTGGAACGCACCACTACCAGTAACACGATGTCCAGAAGCAAAGGCAGTACCATGTGCAAATGCAGACATACCACCTTTAATAGAAGCACGACTGTTTGTAGATCCTTTTGAAAGTAAATCTGCTGTCTGCTGATGATTAAAAACTATGTCTCCCCTACGTATATCAGTGAACTCCGCACCGTTATCTCCTGTAGTAAACCATTTGTTGCCACGGACGACTAATTCTGGCGCAACCTCCCCTGTTAAAGATAATCCAGAGAACTTAGCACCTAATGTTCCACTCGCCAATGCACGTCTGCTATTTGTGATTCTTGGTATAGTACCATGAGCAAAAGCAGCAGTCCCGTGGGCAATACCACCACCTTTAGATGGTTTGCCACTCTGGCTATAATTTACAGATACATTAACAGATTTATCATGTAAACCATTGATTGCTGATTTTGCAGCTTCAACGGCTGGTAATCCACTTGTATTGATAGTAACTTTTGGAGTTGGATGCATCTTACCTAATGCATTTAGTTTTCCTTTAATGCTACTAATTTTAGATGAAGCACTATCTTTTACTTTGACAGTAATTTTCTTGTTTTTCAGTTTCTTTAAAGCACTAGCAATCTTTTTAATAACAGAAGACGCATTACCTTTTGCTTTAATAGAAATACTCTTAGATTTTAATTTCTTGAGAGATTTAGAGATAGAAGAAATGGTTTTCTTTGCATTTCCCTTAACCTTAATAGAAATGCTTTTGGATTTCATGCTAGATAAAGATTTCTTGATAGAGTCAATGGTCTTTTTAGCATTACCTTTAACATTTACTTTAACAGTAGTAGTATCTGATTTACTTGAAGTGGTGTCAGGCTTGCTTTGTTTGCTAGTTTTACCACTTGAAGTACTTGATTGTTTAGGTGCGGTATATGTTCCTCGTCCTGTTTGATCAATCGCATTACCAAGGTAATTATTCTTAACCATATTACTTGTAGATTTTTGAGAAACTTTACCGTTTTTACCAATACCATATTGTGTCTTAATTTGCGTTACATGCTCATCTTCAACACCGTTCACTGCTTTTTGTGCTTCCTCTGCACCTTTTTTAGCACCAGAAGCATCAGCGGTATATGTAGTCTTCTTTTCTTTTGGAACTTTATCTGTCTCAGATTTAGTTTCTTTTGCTTTCTTTTTAGCATCAGAATTATCACCAAGAATTTTAAGTGTCTCAGGGTCAAGATATGGTTGTAATTCTTTTAATAACTCTTCACGTTTTGCTTCGACTTTTAATCCTAATTTGATTTTGTCTTGTCCAGAAGCAGACTGATATTGTTGTACGAGATTTTGAATTTCGTTTTGAATACCATTGGCTTTTGTCTCAATTTCAACAGGTATTTTAATACCTTTAGTTAATCCAGATTTACCAACATCTTCGCCACCTGTCAATTTAGCTTGAATATTTGCAGATGCTGTCAACTGTTTGTCGATAGATTTCTGTTGAGCTTCTGTATCTCCGTTTAACTGTGCAGCTTTGTATTCATCTTTTGCTTCTTTGATTTGTGATTGCAGGGAAGAAATATTGACCTCAAAATCAATGACCTTTGTCCATGTATCAGGAATTTCCTTACCAGCTTCTTTTGCTTGATCAATTTGTTGACGCCAAGCCTCAATACGCTGTCCTTCTTCGTCTCCTGCGGTTCCACCATTTTTCTGCCATGTTTCAGCCCAACCATCAAGTTTGTTTTGAGCTTCTTCATATTGTTTTGTAAGAGAGCTGAAATTGACATCAAATCCATATGTTTTCAGATTATTAAGTAAAGCTTCAAATGGTTCCACGCCCATACCAAATTTCTTGGCAGCAGAAGCAGTAGAATCAATATTGATTTTCCATTTCTGAGTTTTCTTATCAAAGTCAGCCAGAGCTTTACCAGAGTCATTTGTTTTTGTTTTCAGATCATCAAAGAAAGTGTATACACCAGAATTGTCTTCGGTGAAATATTTCTTCAGATTATCATAATTCTCTTTAAAGTTCTTTGCATCCGTTTTGCCAGTTGGTGACATCATTCCTGCAAATGTTTTGAACTGATCCGTACCAACTTTACCTTGATCATACTCTTCTTTAGTTTGCTTCATTCCAGAAACAAGAGTATTATAAGCAGAATCATCATCATCTGTACCAAGTGCTGCTTTATATCCTGCTACAGTATAAGAAGCAGAAGCGGCAGAACTATTTAACATTTTTAGACGTTCTTTTAACTGATCTACAGAACCAGTAAATATATTTGTCTTATCCGTAACAATATCAAATGCATTTGACAAGTCATTTAAGTTCAAAGAATTTGTAAACTTGGAGATATCTTGATTCTTGAATGTGTCATTTAATGTTTCCTGCATTTTGGAAATATCTTTACCAGTAGATGATAAGACGTTATCTTTGTCATCAAGTTTTATACCGAGAGTTAATGCCAATGTGTCTTTATCAATACCAGTAGATTTCTGTAATGCAGTAAACTGATCATTTACATTTTGTTGCCATTTATTGGCATTCATTTTCCCATTGGCTTGTGTTTTTTGGAAGTCTTTGATTTGGTCTTGTACGTCTTTATTCTGAGTAAGCTTTTTAGTAAGATTTTCAACAGTCTTTTCTTGTTTATCAAGATAATTTGTGTCTAACATTTTAGATGGATCAATATCCATATTTGAAATAAAATTAGACGCAAATGTTTTTGTTGTTTGATCCAATTTATCATAACCATCAACTGCCTGAGAGATATTAGATAAAGTGTTTTTCCTAAAGCTATCAGAGTATTTCTGTAATTGATCGTAATTTGTCTTTGAGGCTTCCAATAATTTCTTGAGATTCTTTGTGTCATTCTTTCCGATAAATCCTTCAGAATTAAAAGTGTCTGAATTATTAGCAAGCTCTTGAATTTGTTTAGACGTTAATTTACTTACGTCAATCTTATCTTTGCCAAGAATTTTAGCAGCCTGTTTCTGAAAATCTGCATTAGAATACAGAGATTGTCTAACAGACGCTTCGTTTACGGTTAATCCGTCTTTAGCAAGATTTTTTGCAGATCTAAAAGTATATGGTAAAGAACGTTTTAAGTTTGTGCCAAGACTTTCATCAGCGAATGTACTTCCGTATAATGATTTCTGTGCCTTTAATGCCATAGAATCATTCTGGATACTTACATTCTTTTTACTGGCAATATCTTTCTTGCTTTGATCTGCTAATTTTTGATATTTGTCAATCGTATCTTGAATAGCAGTATTGTTATTGATTAAGGCTTCGCCCTCTGAATTATATCCAGTAACAAGATCGCCATTTAGATTCACTAATTCTTTTTTGATTGCTAAATATCTTTCATATTGGCTTGTTGACAATCCGATATTTTCATTCGTATTAGAGTCAACGCCAGAAGATAAAGTATTGAATTCTTCCTGTAATTTCTTAGCCTGCTTAACCTTGTTATTATTTTTATCAATTTTCTTATTGTATTTATCAAGATTTTTCTGACCTGCATTTAATTCATCTTTACGCTGGCTCTGTATATTGGAGTGAATTGCTTTAATTCCTTCAAATGCAGCAAGCACAGCTAGAAGAGGAAGATAGGATTTAAGTGTTGCACCAAGACCAGATAATACGGATTTTATGCTTGATCCTAATGATTTAATGCCAGATTTTGCTTTTTCAACACCGTTTGTTACACCAGTTCTAAATGTTTCTCCAAGTTTAGATGCACTTGAATTTACATTATCAAGGTTGACCTGTCCAAGATCTGAAAGAACTTCTTTGGTAGTTTGAGCCTCTGAAGAAACTTTGGCGAGATCTCCTTGTTTAAATGCTTTTTTAATATCTTTTTTACTTACATCTAAATTGCCACTCTTTCTCGCTTGTTGTACAAGCTTCTTTTTATCTTTATTTGATAAGCCAAATTCATTTAATGTTTCTAAATAATCGTCCAAATTCTTTCCATTAGCGTAACTAAGTAGCTTTTTGTATTGCTCTGGACTATTCTTCTTAACAGATTTTAAAGTTTCACCATTGGCAAACAAATCCTTAAGTTCTTTTATATTTTTAAGTTCATCGCCTAAATTTTTAAATGACAAAAGTGTGCGATATTTATAATATAAGTTGCGTTCTTATATATAATTGTTATATAATTAAAAATATGTAAGAAAGGATTTGCTGCCATGATTTATAAATGTAAAAAATGTAAATATACAACAGAAGATTTAAGCAGACAAGTTTGCCCTTTATGCGGTAATAAGATTGTGCAAAAAACAGAAGAATCTACTGATGGTTTCTGTAATGTTTATGGGATCAAAATTAATTTAAAAAACGAACTGCAAACTGTTTTACAACAGTACGAACAAGATGATACTTGGTTTGATTATGACAATATTATCAAACATAAAATTAAAAATGAGTGTAAGGCGTCAAAGAAAAAAGATAGATGGTCTATAAAACAATATTGCAAAAAATATCATACAATTCCTAGTACAATTCCGATTGAATTTTATAAAAAATATGATAAAAAGAAGAAAGAAGAAAAAGAAATTCAGCAAAGAATTGAATTAAGAAAATCTCAACAATTACATTGCCCTAATTGCCAAAGCACCAACATTAAAAGAATTAGTGCAACTTCACGAGTGATTGGTAGTATGACGCTAGGAATATTGAGTTCTAATATTGGTAAAACATATCAATGTAATAAATGCAAATATAAATGGTAGGAGTACGCAAATGAATTTAAACAAAGGACATGCCTTGATTGCTGTTCTATCAATTTGTTTATCATTTAGTGTTGGAACTAATATCAAAACTAGCGAAGAACATAAAAAAATAAGGTCAAAATACGAAGATGTAAAAGGTTCTTATGCTGATATTTATTCACGTTATTATGATCTTTCCAAAGAGAATGATAAAATACAAGAAGATTTTAGTCGTTCTAGTGGAGAATATAATGATCTATGGTATAAATATACGTCACTAATTGACAAATACGATAAGTTAAAAGCAAAATATAAAAAGGTAGCAAAACCGAAAAAATCTACATCAAAGAAATCATCTAGCTCAAACAATACCAGTTCATCATCAAATAATTCGTCTTCTTCAGACTCCGATAATTCTTCATCCGCAAGTTATACAGTTTACATAACAGATTATGGACAAAAGTATCATGCGGCTGGTTGTAGATATCTTAAAAAGAGTTCGATATCAATCTCTAAATCTGAAGCAGAACAACGTGGATACACAGCTTGCTCGCACTGCCACCCGTAGTGCAAGAAATACCTATAAATGCCATAATTGTGGATACAAGTGGTAAGAAAGAGAGGACTATCAATCCTCTCTCTTTAACACGGTTACAATATCTTCAAAGCCGTTATTATATACTTCAAGATAATCAATATCACTAATCTTCAAAACGATATTCGCATTTTCCTTCCCTTCAGCTTTTGCATAAGTAGCCAGCACACTACCGTTTTGCGAAAATTTTGTGAAAGCATTTAACACAATATATTGTTTGTCTTTTCCTTCATCTGTTAACCGTAAGTTGCCCATAAAGAAATAATCTTTATCTTTTAGACGAGCAATTACACAGCTACCATTCGTGTAATCAAACACATCATCAAGAACATTGTTGTTCGTTGTGATATGAAATTGATCAGCGATCCAGTTCTTGACTTTTTTGTTTGATAGGATAAGGGATAATAATAATGCTACTATAATACATAAAATAATAGAAATTCCATTATTGATCCAAGATGTATCTTTTAAATGTTTCAAGATATTTAATCGTAATAATGCGATTGTTGCTAACGACACATAACTAATAATGCAGCTTCCAACATTAAATGCAAATCCTGAAAGTTTCTTAGAAATTGTTAGCTGAAATATAAATAAGAAGCATGCACCTGGTATGTAATATTGTAATATATTTGGCACAGCTTCAATTATTAAACTAAGTTCTTTGATAAATTATCACTCCTTTGACTTATTGTTATTCTGAGTTTGTTGGTGTTGAATAATTTTATCCAACATTCGTTCTTGGTTTGTCATACTATTTATCTGTTGACTATTTGTTTCAATAATATGTACATTTCCGTCTTTGTCTGTTACTTGTCTACTCATAATTATACTCTCCTTTGTATATATAAATTAATAGTTATAATTTATTATACAACAAATTTCTAAATTAAAAAAGAGTATAACAAAAGAGAGGTAACCGTTGAGTTATCTCTCTTAATTCTATTTATGCAACAAATCAGCTTATTACAACAAATTATTGACAAAATAATATCTCTGTATTAATATAAAAATATCCCATATAACTTATTTATCGTCAAGTTATACGGTTAAGTTTACAAGAAATGCAACGAGTTATCTTCCAAGTTCGTCATTGCATTTCCAAAGGATTTGCAGTCTATTAGTTGCCGTAAGTGGTTTCTGATAGACTGTTTTTTTGTTATTGACATTTCAAGATTCCAATGATATTATGATAATAGAAAAAGGTGTTACTGATAACGGTTCGCCTGATATTTATACGTTTATTAAAATAACCGCTTACTTACCAGGTGAGGCGGTTATTTTTCTGTAATAAAAAAGAAGTTATTTGGTAGGCGTCGCCTCTCCTACATTTCTTTTAACCCATAGGGTGCGTGGTTGCAACGAATTTTACCACCTCAAATAACTTCTTGATTATATATTCAATTTATGTATATTTATCATATCAAAAATGCATTCGATATTCAACCAATTTGCTTTTCAAGATCGTCAATTCGTTTTGTCATATATGCTTTCTGTCCACCGCTCACTCTTTTTTCAAGAGTAGTACGATCTAGAATAACCTGTTCTTTTAATTTTCTAATATTATAACAATCTCCAACATTAGAAATATCTTCGGATGCTAAACGATCATGTAACTGTTGTAATCCTTTCTCGACTGACTTATAACGAGATATTCTTTTGGCAGATTCATATTTGAATTCCTCATCAACATAACTTTTGAATTCAGAATACAATGATTTGATTTCCGAAACATCTGCGTTTCTAAAAGTCTTAATGGTACATTTTGTACTAAATTTAATCTCATTCTTTACATAATCGATATCTACATTTGGAGAATCAGCAATGAACGCCCCATGTTTTCTGATGGATGGAATAACATCTTTGGCAAGCCACATTTGAAATTCTTTTGCTTTATCATTAGATGCTTTCATTCCCAAAAGATAAAATAGTGTTTCTGGGATAAAATCATCTTTCCCCACAAGTGGGGAAAATCCAATATCCTTAATGTAAGAATTTAATCTATCCCATTTTACATACTCTTTTCCATATTTTATTCTAGTCCATCCAAATCCAACAGCTGTATCTTCAGCATTCATTGACACACTACCGTCTGGGTTTAAAATTGTTCTGACAGACATTCCATTGTTATCGTTTACGAATTCCATAATTTCTAAATTATCTTTAGTGTTGATCATAATATTTTTTCTCCAGTTCTCTCAACTTTCTCACATTAACAGTTTAAATAGAGTAGAGCAGTGGATGCGTATGAAAGTTGAGGAGAAAATGAAGTTCCGCTCGGCAGTTAATTACTCTGCCTGTCCACTGCTCGATATAATAAAGAACGGTCATGAGTCGTTCTCATTACCAAAATAAGTTCCTTACATTGGTTAATATATGCATTAATTTAACATTTGACAACACTGTACTTATAAAGACACAACTTGCTAAAATGTCAATCTTCAAAAAACCTTATAAAATAAGGACTTTTTGATAGTCGTTTTTAACATAAAATTTGAATTTGAATTCCCTGCTTAGAGATGAAATATCTCTGTACGCAAACGATGATAGCAGGTAAACATCGACATTAATTTACACTTTTGGGCTATACATTACCAGACAATGATCA